CGTGGCTGACGATGCAGACTGGTCACCCGTGGCTGACGATGCAGACCGGTTGCCCTTAACATGATCCGCTTTATTCTTGGTGCATCGTTCCGTGGTGTATTCGATAGCAGCCTTGATCAAGCCAGGAATAGTTATCGCCGCTTTAAGTGATATCTTTCGGCTAGCGATTTTACTATCAGTATCATGGCGGGAAAGGTCGCCTGATTGTTCACACACAGCATAAACAGAACTCGCCGGGTCGTAATATCCGAAACAATCTAGTGGATATTCACACGCATGGAAGCCAGTAGCACAAGCCTCAACTTCCCCTTCGTGTTCAAAGGTTCCACCCATTTCAAACTGAAAGCCACGACACTGAAGCTTCTGGTCAAAGCCCTTATAAGTAATCACTGTTTCTTTGCTCATGCTGTTTCCTTGAATTTTAGGTACAAAAAAAGCCGCATTAAGCAGCTCGTTGTTTGTTTCAGTGGTCTTATTGCTGCCACCGGTTAAGTGGCAGGGGTAAGGTCACTGGGGGTTACTATTTGATTTCAAGTGCTGGTTGATTGTTTTGCTTTGCCGTCTGGATAATCATCTCAGCAAATTTATCTGATACGTTCTTGCGGATCCCTGCATTTACTGCATTGGCGATCGCATTGTCGATATCTTTTTGTAGTGGCTTGATTTTTGCCTGAACTAACTCTTCCATGCGCCGGCCCATTAAGTACTTAACTAGGGGGGTTGCGCTGTAATCGTTACTAAAGTTGCCACTTGAATCGACTTTCTTCTCCATTGTTTTGTCAAAGCTGCGTTTAATAAGGTCTGTAATAGTCAGGCAGTCCTGCACATCACCCCACTTATCAGTAACTGTGACTTCTTTCTCCAGCCAATCATCTGCAAATTTAATAGCTTTTTGCTCAATGGCTTTTTTCGCTACTGAGATTGATTCGTTAATTGCCTGATTAATCTGCGCGGAGGCTTCTTTTTCCACTTTAGCCAAGCAATCACGTGAAATGGCATTCTTAACGCCACTGATAATCTCTTGTTTAACTTCTGCGTCTAAGTCGCCATCTTCGCCAAGCCACTCAAGTTCTACAGATATATTCAATTTCATCATTCATTCCTCATTTACCAGCCAATAAAAAAGGCCACCTAAGTGACCTAATTGTTAGAAGTTTTCGTCATAGAATTTTCGTAGAACTTGGATAAGTCGCGACTCATCAAATGACCCTGCATCATCATCGCCATCCTCAATCCATAAGGTGCCATCGCCAAATTGACTAATTGTGAACTCGCCAATTGTCACGCTGCGAGCTTCCCCTGAATCGGTGCTTGGGTTACATGTCGTTTTTCCTACTTCCATCTCTTACCCCTTAACTATGTGGTGGGACTCTTTGCGACCGTTATTGATCGCCTTCGACAGGTAACAACGCACCATTGAATTCTGGCGCATCCCTGTTCACGTATTGCCAAGCAACAACCGTTGAGTCTGAGAAACTTGAATTCCTCACGGATGTGCTTGCCCACCAACAATTCCGTGAGGAATCATCATTAATGGTTAGCGGCTCATCGGTATACCTTACTGCTGTGATTGTGTGTAAAGAGCCATCAGCCCATTTTCTTACAACGTGGCACTCAGACCCTCTATCAGGGACGTCATCGTTAATATCAATCCAACTCATTTCTATCTACCCCTTAATAACGTGATAGCAATCTTCACGAACCTTACGGAATCCTGCTGCAAACTTAGCAACCTCTGGCAAACAGATATTGTCCGCGCTTGGCCGCTCTGTGCTGCGAATTGGAATGGGCATCGTTGCTTTGTATACCCTCGATGTGCAGCCCTCAGAGAGCTTTGTGAACGCTGCTTCAATTCGGCTTGCCAGCGCTCGGTTGGCATCCTTCGCCGCGAAGAATTCACCTGTACGCTTAAATTTGCGTGTCTTTGAATTCTCTTTGGCTGGTTTGATTGTGATCGCTACCATGATTACCTCCGGTGATTGGCTTTGGTGGTGCCGGTAGTTACCGGATTTCCTTGATGCTTCTAACAGCTATCGATTTGGCATCACGTTCGCATTGCGATCCGATGTGCTTATTCACAAGGCCGTTGTCTTACCGGCACCACCAAAGCCAACTTCTCTTTGGTCTCCCAGACTATCCGGGAGAAATCCGTCACGAGGATTGATAGCATCTCTGCTTTCGTTCCCCGCTTTGTTAATGAGCAGCCTGTCGTCCTGACTGGCGCGGCGAGTAGTTCCTGTCTGCCGCATCGATGTTTCGTTTCGATGGGGTAAATATACATATTGTATTCATGAGGCGAAATACGTTTTGTATACCATTTGCAGGATAAATACATAATGTAGTGAATTTTAAGGTAATTTAATTTGAAAATAATTCAGACGTGACCATTCCTACCGGCTATCAGGCGTGAAAAGTGTGAAGTGAGTGGTGTTTAAAGCGGGTGGGGTGGTTAGATTGCCAGATTACAGGCACAAAAAACCCGGCAGCGGGGCCGGGTCTCTAAGCAACAGCATTTTACTTGATGTAATATTTTGAGAAAACTGCAATCAACACGGCTACAACAAGAGATCCAATAATTTTCCAAGTTTGATTATTAAGTTCTTTATGTAATTCAGTTTTCACTGATTGAATGTCTTCTTTTGAAGCTAGTTTATCTTTAATAATAGCCACGTCAGTTACAAGAGTGGCGACTTTAGTTTCTAAATCTTTTACTCTTTCAAGCATGTCATCACCTCCTCCATTCCCGCTACCATGTTGACGATTATCGCCCATATCCTGATTATCTGCAATGACAGGGGCTCTGGTTATGATGTTGACCGCTTCAACCATCAGTGCGCTCCCTGCGTTTTAGATACAAAAAAATAACACTCAGCTGAATGCAATATTTTCTCATTTTCCATTTGGTCTGGGGAGGAATATATGGAACAAACTACCTTATGCGCACCTTCATTTTTAACATTCAATCCAAGAAGAGCCATGCTTTCTATGCTCACATAATCGTCAGCTGAAGGGGATACGGCAACTAACGGTTCAGCCGATAACTTGTCTTTGGTGTCATTCATAATACTAATGTCTTCATGGAGGACATCTACAACAATTTTATATGTTTTATAGGATCTTATGAATAACCCAAAAATTATTCCAAGATTAATTCTTCCTGGAATATTTGAGACTTTAATCCAAGGTTCTGGTTGCCTAACCACCCTGGCTGGATCACCCTCTCTGATTTCGTGGGTGTAAATAAATGATATTTTTTCCATAACCAGACCTTTATTTATATTTGCCAAATCTCTATGGGCTAGCAGTGGGTTAGGGTATATGTTCCCATTTGATATCTACCACCACGCCAATGATCTTACAGTTACCATTGATAATGGTCGGGGGGTGGTGTGGGTTCAATGCCTTCAGATACTTGCGGCCTGCGTCAGTCATGTACTGTTTGAATGTAGCCTCGTTCTCATTCTCTAACTTAGCTACAACTAACTTCCCGCTGATAGCTTCCTTCTCTGGGTCAACCAGGATAATCATCCCCTCTGGCACGGTGAAGCCATTTGGTGACGTCATTGAGTCACCTTTAACCCTGAGCCAGAATGATGAATCACTCGCATCTACAGTAGTCTCAGGCCATACATCAATATCATCCTTTCTATATGGTTCAACCGCTTCCAGCCAACACCCAGCACTAACCCAGCTAATTAAAGGATAACTACCTTTAACCTCTTTTTTGCCAACATAACTAACGCTACGTGTAACCCCATCTTTTTCAGAAATAGTTCCATCTGGGTTAACGACAAATTCAGTCATCCCAAGAATGTCCATTATTTTTGCTATCTCTTCAATGTCAGGTTTTCGCCGATCATTAAGCCAATGACTCACCGCACCTTTAGTTATCCCTAGGTGCTCAGCAAGAGTTTCCTGGGTTATTCCAGATTCTTTCATCCGGATTTTTGCAACATCGAACCATTTCATTTTCATGCCTTGATTATACGTTCTGTATAGCTCTATTCGAGACACAATATGTATACATTGCTTGCTTATAAGGAATACAATACGTATACTTTTATCTTGAAAGGAGGTTCCTATGAATAATCTGCGAATTTTTCGCGAGCGCATTGGATTAACACAATCCGAACTAGCAGAGCTAGCTGGATGCACACCTGGAGCGATTGGTCACTACGAGACTGGTCGCCGAGGAATGGACATTAATCTTTGCCGTCAGTTTGTTGAGATCCTTAACTCATCTGGCGCAGCAGTAGGGCTGGATGACGTTTTCCCACCCAAGACACAAAAAGCAGCTTAAGCACTACCGCTCTTTAACACTACTGGCCTCACCCCGGAAAGTCTGGGGCAACAAAAGTGACAGGCTCACAGCTTTGTCACGTAACAACATCTAAACCACAAGGGAAGTATTACGCATGGAACGTGCAACCACACGCAACAAGGCTCGAATCATTGAGGGCCAACTACTGAACAAGATTGCATTACGGGGCGTCACTGACATTGCTGACGCTGTAGGCGTGGATAAGTCACAGATATCACGCTGGAAAGAAAGCTTCATTCCGAAGATATCGATGCTTCTGGCTGTTTTGGAATGGGGAGTAGTCGATGACGAGATGGCAAGGCTGGCTAAGTCAGTGGCGTTGTTGCTCGCAAAACAAAAATCCCCACGGCTAGGTGGGGACTCTGAACAACAAATTTCAATCAACTTCTGAGGTAATTATATATGGAAACTACTGGATCAACAACCAGCAAAGAACGCCCGATACTTTTCAATGCTGAGATGGTCAACGCCATTCTCAGTGGTCGCAAGACGCAGACTCGCCGGATTATGAAGGTTCAGCCTGAATATCCAGAATTAGGACTGAGACGCATCATTGAGTCAACAAACAGCGATGACATTGGGAAATACTTCTGGTCGCAATCTGACGCCTGCGGAATAAACAAAACGCGGTCAAAAGCATTCCCCTGCCCATTAGGACAAGCAGGCGATCAGTTATGGGTTCGCGAGTGTTTTTCTGACCTCGAAGACTTCGAGTTTTTCAATCCTTCCGTGCCCGATGTCATATCTGGTTATTGGTATTGGGCAGACGGCAACCCTGAGTGGGGCAACTGGACTAAGCCTAAACCCTCGATTCATATGCCGCGCTGGGCATCACGTATCAACCTGCTAATCACCGGCGTTCGTGTTGAGCGGTTGAATGATATCAGTGAGCTTGATGCTAAAGCTGAAGGATGCGCGTACGGGAAAGGGAATGGTGAAATTGATTTGGCTGTAAGGCCAGAGAATCACTTCCCTACTTTGTGGGCATCTATCTACGGCGAGGAAAGCTGGCAGGCTAACCCATGGGTATGGGTAATTAATTTTGAGCGCATGGAGGCCAAATGAATACAGCGGAGATACTTCAATTTCCCTCTGAATCAGGGGGGCAGGAGCGACGTGTGGTGGATACCGAAAACGGTTATACCCGTATCGCTAACGAACTGCTTGAGGCGGTCATAGGCTCTGGGTTAACTCAGAATCAACTCCTGATCACTCTGGCGGTAATTCGCAAAACATACGGCTATAACAAATCGGCTGACTGGGTGGGGAATGCCCAGTTGTCAGAACTAACTGGCCTACCTGAAACTCGGTGCAGCACGGAACGCAATAAGCTCGTCAAAATGAACATCCTGACGATGACCGGAAGACAGGTGGGGATCAACAAGGAAATATCATCTTGGCAGACGAAGTTTAACGGAATCTGTAAACCCTTTACTGAAACTGTAAAATTTACAGAATCTGTAAAGAAAACCTTTACGGAATCAGTAAATCCGACTTTACAGAATCTGTTAAACACAAAAGACAATAATACAAAAGACAATAAAGACATTAAAAAGATATTACCGGCAGAAGTTAAACAGGCTGTTGAAAAAGACAAACGAGCTACTCAGAAACCCGTCGGATTTTCCCCAACTGAAAAGCATGAATCTTTGGCTTCCAAGCTAGGGGTTAACCTGCAAAACGAATTTGAGGCTTTCTCGGATTACCACGAATCGAAAGGTTCAAAGTTTAAAAATTGGGATGCCGCTCTGAATACTTGGCTTAGAAATTCGGTCAAGTTTGGTGGTAAGCCGTCTTTCACTGCCAAGCCTCAAGCAGTATCCAGCCGGGCAACGTCAGATAACTTCTCAGCTAAAAATTACGGCTCAACCGAATATCCCGGCTGGGCGGAGGATTAACTATGCCTGATTACCAAGAGCAAATCGCAAGTCTGGAGAAGGAATTGAGTGCGCTCAACTCCCCTCCGCGGGTTATGCCAAATACAACGGTTTTTACTGAGACGAAAAATTGCTACTTGCATGGCGAGTTTGAAATGCGAACCAGAAAGGCCGATATGTTTAACCGAGTGATGAGCCATACGTCATGCCCCGGCTGCACGAAAGATGAAATTGAAAAACTTAAAAATCTCCTGCTGAAAGAGTCAGAGCGGCGCAGAGAGTTTGAAACTGTTCGCCTGATGGAACTGCTTGGTATCCCTGACCGCTTTAAATCAGTGACGCTAGATAACTATCATGCTGATAACTCGGAGGCAGTGCGTTGCCTGAAACTCTGCAAAGCCTATGTATCTAAATGGCCTGAACGTCTTAAGCAGGGTGGTGGCTTGGTAATGTGTGGTAAACCCGGCACTGGAAAGAATCATCTGGCATTTGCTATTGCAAAGCAGGTGATTGCAGATCACCAGTCATGCGCAAGGTTCACTTCAGCGCTCCGCATTGCCCGAAACTTCAAATCAACATGGAGTAAGACAGCCGAAAAAACTGAGGCTGCTGTTATCGAAGAGTACACCTATCCAGACCTGTTGATTATCGATGAGATCGGCGTCCAGTTTGGTAGTGATGCTGAAAAGATGATCCTCTTTGAAATTATCAACAATCGCTATGAAGACATGAAACCAACCATCCTGATAAGCAACCTTCCGAAAGACGAACTAAGCACCTTCATCGGTGAGCGAGTGATTGATCGGATGAATGATGGCGGCGGTTGTACGCTGGCGTTTACTTGGGATAGCTACCGGTCGAGGGCTGCATGATGGACATAACTAAATCGCGGGAAGAGTTTGAGAAGGTTATTTTGGCAATGGGAATGCTAATCGTTAGGGCGCGGTGTGGGGCATACGATGTTGAAGAAGTTGAATTTGCATGGATTATTTGGCAATCCAGCCGTGAAAGCATCGAGGTGGAATTGCCGCCCAGAAAATCAGCAGATATAGAATCAGAAAAATACCCCGACATGACTATGTACGAAGCGATGATGAGGGAGGGTATTTGGAACGATTGTATTTTTGAATGCGAGAAAATCCTCCGAACTGCCGGTATTCGAATCAAGGGAGAGAGTGAGTGAAAGAAGAAATGATGTATATGCCAAAAGACGTGGTGGATGCCTTCATAATTAACCCTAGTGACTTCGAAAAATTTAAGGCAATAAAACCAGCGCTATCCGCTCATGGCGTAGATATGATTTGCGACAGCATGGTAGAAGTTGGGAAATTCATCGCCACAGGGCCAAAGGCATTTGAGCTTGCAAAAATGATTGGGGGAATTGCGTGATGAATAAAGAATTAAATAGTTTCACTGTAGAGAGACTGGAAGAGTTAGCCAATTCCCCAAATGGGGAAAATAAAGTATTTATCAGTGAGGCGGCAGCCTTGGCCCGAATCGCGTTAGCTGCAAAGAGGGCTGAGCCAGAGTGGTATGTCGTCATTACAAGTGTGGGCGTTTGGCAGTCGCGTTATAAAACCCGCAGCGAAGCAGAAAGCCATATTAAGCCGTGGCACAAGGATTACTGGATTAAAGAGCTCTACACCACCCCACAGTTGAACTCTCAAGTCCCGCTTGGCAGTTGGATTAATTGCAGCGACCGGATGCCGGAAGATGATGAATTTGTGCGTATCTGGCCGCTTCCTGATTTTGGGGTAGAACTTCATGTCGGGCAGTACATTAAATTCCATAAGGAAGGGCCAGGGTGGTTTGCTCAGGTGTACGAGTACAATTACGGCGTTGAGTTTTACCCCATCACCGTAACTCACTGGATGCCACTACCCGCCGCGCCGGAGAGTGAATAATGCTACCAATATGCAAGCACTGCGGAAAGGTCTGCTGGAAAAGCTGGTGCTATCGCTGTGACAAGGAAAGCGGCTATCAGCAAAAATAGAGGTGACCAATGCAAATCGATATGGTCAAGAATGCCGGTGGCGTTTTTGTTCCGGCGTTCGATCATGACTTACCACGGTTAACCAAGTTCAAAAACGGCGAGATGTACACCGCCGACATTAAGCTAACTCGAAATCCTGCCTTCCATCGAAAAATCTTCGCTTTCTTCAATTTCTGTTTTGCTCATTGGGCAGCGGAAAATGCCGGTTATGAATTCACAGACGAACATACACAGAAAGAGGAGTTCAGGAAAAACCTGACTATTCTGGCTGGATTTTTTGACGTCGTGACAACCATCAAAGGCGAGACAAAGGTGAGAGCAAAAAGTTTGTCTTACGGGAATATGGAGCCTGACGAGTTCGAACGCTGCTACAACGCAATGATTAACGCCGCAATAAAACACCTGTTTGGTCGAACGACTGACCAGAACGTTATCAACCAACTTTACAGCTATTTCTGAGGCCGCACATGAAAATAACAGACCAAGAAATCCTAACAAGCATATTCCATGAGACAGCAAAGAAACTTCCATACTTCGCGACGAATAACTATTTCGGCAATCGTCGCGGGCTAGGTAACACCGATGCATGGTCACATCGGTATGCGACGCAAATATGCACCGCTTATCGTGAAAGTGCTCTGAAATTGGGGTTAAGCAGTACCCAATCAATGATCCGAATTCGGGAGTTAATTGCCAGTGATCACCTTGTGGCTGAGAAAGCTCGACCCGGACAGTCGTTTTACTTCTCTTTGCCGGAAAGCGAAACAAGGCCAATGTTTGAAAGAACAATGGAGCTGCTAGCTAGCGGCGGAATAACAAAAGAACCAGTCAGTGACGTAGGATTTGATGAGTTGGCTGCCAGCATTACTGAGGCTTTGGTGATTGAGTTCGGTGACAAGGGGAAGGTGGCAGCATGATTTATGACACGAAGATGCCCGGACAATTAACCGCGGAAAAGTGTCCATTCTGCGGCGGAGAGGCTGAGCTGGTTTGCGATGGCGATGGCGTGTACATGGGTTGTGCTAGTTCTGGCTGCCTGATTAAACCAATAACATTGACATACGCTATCAAGCGAGATGCTATCAAGGCGTGGAATTGGCGAGGGCCGCAATCTCAATCAGACCCAATAGTGCCAGTAGGTGGACGGCTCAGGACGGTAAGATGACGCGACGTAGCCCGACCCAGATAGCCATAGATAACCTGATATTCCGCAAGATCTCTCGAACCAAGCCTAAACCCCCAATCCCCGCCAGCCAGATAAAGACATTTGATTATGTCCATGGGCTGTTGCAAGCAAAATTCGACAGAGTAAGGAGAACGCGATGAAAGCTATTTTAATGTGGCTGATATTCGGTCGCTGGGCATTAGTCGGAACAGTGCGAGAGATGAATTACATGCTCCACTTCAAGAAAGAAAGGGATATGAATGAGTTTTATTTTGCCCTTGTTCAAAACAACTTCTGTGGTTCGCGCAATAGCTGCTTTATTAGGCGTGATATGAAGCGAATTTTAGGGTTGAAGGAGGTTAGCCATGCCTGAACTCCCCCAATCAATATGTATCTTCTGCTTCCTGATGCTTAACAAGGGTGAAACCTACGCTCATCAGAAATGCATTGATAAAGCAGCGAAGGAGAAAAAGGATGAGTAGCTTCCGAGATTTAGTTAAGAAATTACAGGATGACTCCCGCACTACGGTTGATCTGATTGCCTTCAAAAAAGACAGGGCCAACCAGACATCAGAAAGCCGGTATTTCGTTAAACACGCAGCAAAAACCATTTTAGAGCAAGAAATTGTTATTCACGGCAATGTTTATGGCTACACGGCTGAAGCAGTAATTACTGAATTCCCTTACATGGAAACTGAGAAGGCTGCAGCGCTAAAACTAGCTGACTGGCTAAAGAGAATGGCGCTGGCAATTGAGGCCCACTACAGCGAACCGGAGGAGGAAGCCGATGATAAACAAGCTACCGAATCATCGTAACTGCAAAGTATGCAAAACGAGGTTCAAGCCGGAGACTATTTATCAGTGGTGGTGCAATGACGAACACCGAGCAGATTATGCAGTTATCGTCATGCAAGATAAGCGAAGGCGAGACCAAGCTAGCGAGTTAAAACGAAGGCAGGAGAAGGAGAGGGAGGAAAGAAAAGAGCTAAAAGTCAGGAAGATTAACGCCCAGCCAAAAACGTACTGGATTAAGCAAGCACAGCAAGCCGTCAACGCCTTTGTAAGAGCACGAGATTCAAACCTACCCTGCGTATCCTGTGGCACCACTTCAGCAGCACAGTGGGACGCTGGGCACTACAGAACAACCGCAGCAGCACCTCAATTCAGATTCGACCCCCGACAAATACACAAACAATGTTCAGTATGCAATCAGCACAAGAGCGGGAATATCGTTCCGTACCGTGTCGAGCTGATTAAGCGCATTGGCATTAAGGCCGTTGAGGCTATCGAGAATAACCATGAGCGCCGCAGTTACACCGTCGAAGAGTTAAAAGGCATCCGTGATTACTACCGGCTGGAATTGAAGCGGCTAAAAGAAACCCAGGAGGCAGCGTGAAGCGAAACGATAACTTTGCATCATTGGTTTATGTGGCAAGAGAGGCCGACTTGAGGCGCATATGGAGCAAGGGGTGGAAAACTATCACACCAAGTCAGCGCGTATGGACTCGCTACCTGTTGAGCTTGTGGGGATCGAAAAACTGCGGTGATGATTCTCCCGGTGGATCATGCGTAAACGTAATTGGCAGGCTAATGGTTCGTGATAACTGGAGCGAAACCCAAGGGAATAGAATTATTGAAGTGGTTAACAATCTACATAAGCAGGGCTATCGAGGGCAGGAATTATTCGCCAAATCAAGAGAGATAGTTATTCCATCATCTTCAACAAGCAACATCATCGCTCTCGCCAAAGAATCAGATGATGCCGCGTTTGTTGAAGCTGTAATGACTAAATCAATTAAGCGCGATAGTCCGATCCGCGATGTGGCAATTAAACGATATTGTGAGCGCAAATGCTCGCAAGATATTGCCCGCGAACTGGTTAGACTGACCGGCTGTGATGTCCAGCTAGCAAGGAAGAGGGTTGTGTGGTGTGAAAACATACTTGAGGCAACAATGTTTTATGCTATCAAGCGTGAAATGGAGGTCGAATTTCTACAAAATGCAGCATAATTGAAAATAATTTCTAAATATATTGATTTTCGAGAAATGGAAGTGTACATTGTTAGTTAAGCTCGGACGTCAAAGGCGAAGAGCGGTGATGTAGTTGAGTCACCAATAAAACATTCAAGGCCCAGCCCTAACCGGTTGGGCTTTTTGCATTTAACCATGTCGAGAACTTCTTCGGTATGGTCTCTATTTTAGGGCTGCGCTATTGCGTGGCCTTTTTGCATTTAGCTCCCGCCTACACCAATCAACCGCAAACACCCTCTAGCGAAAAGTGGAAACGGCGGTGGGCTATTTCCTACACAACAGCAAATTTACGCCCAGGCCAACTGGCAGGGGGAGACTATGAAGATGAAGGATTATTCTAGCTCTATCGCCCTGTGGTTCGGTGGGCTAACAACAACAATTGGCGCGCTATCACTTAACGACTGGGCAATGATTGCCGGTATCGTCTGCACCCTTGGCACCTTTGGGGTGAACTGGCACTACAAGCGTAAAGAATTCCAATTACGGGAGAAGGCCAATGTTTCCAGCTCTCCGCAATAAGATAATTGGTGCGTCGGCCGGTACCGCGCTGGCGATCGCCGTAGTATTGCTTGGTGGTGACGATGGATTAGAGGGCCGCAAGCATGTGGCTTACTACGATGTCGTTGGTGTCCTGACAGTATGCGATGGTCACACCGGTAAAGACATCATTCCCGGTAAAAAATATTCAGATGCTGAGTGCGATGCTTTATTGCAGAAAGACCTGGCCCCGGTGCAGCGCACTGTCGATACCGCAGTAAAAGTCCCACTGAGCAAATATCAGAAAGCCGCGCTCTACTCATTTACATATAACGTCGGCCAGAGCGCATTCACTAAATCCACCCTGCTTAAAAAGCTCAATACTGGCGACATCAAAGGCGCTTGCGATGAGTTACGCCGCTGGACATATGCCGGTGGCAAGCCGTGGAAGGGATTACAGAACCGACGCGAGATAGAGAGGGAATTATGTTTAGCGGGTTAAAGAACATATTCAACTATCTGCCGGCGCTACTGCTCATCATTCTGGCTGGCTTATCGCTTCACTTCTACAACGAAGCTGACGAGTGGCACAACAAGGCTGATGCAGCTACAGCACTAGCCCAAAGAAAGCAGGACACCATCGATATGATGGAGAGTCAGCGTCAAGCTGTAGCCGCTATCGATATCAAATACACTAAGGAGTTGGCAGATGCCAAATCTGAAAATGATCGCCTTCGTGCTGATATCGCTTCTGGCACTAAGCGGTTGCAACTCAACGCCACATGTTCAAAGTCAGTGCCCAAAACCACCGGCCCCGCCAGCGTCCCTGATGATGCCAGCGCCCGACTTACTAACGCCGCTGAACGGGATTATCTCAGTCTCCGCGAGCGAATCGGCGTCGCAACCAGCCAAATAAAAGGCTTGCAGGACTACATCACTAACGTGTGCCTGATTCCTGCTAAATAGAATTGTTTAACCCCACTGGAGGTTGATCATTATCTTGGCGGCTCGGAAAGACGAGAAGTAGCAGAGCAACTCTGTGAAGACGTGGCAAAGCTGCGAATCATAGTGGGAAGAAATATTGAACCAAGTGATGGATGGTTTTGTGGTTTTTCCCTAAACACCAAAGCGCGATACCGACTACTACAGGAATTTTCATTCCAATTTCGATGATAATCATAGTTTATTCCTCACATAGCGAGACGAGATTGTTCTCAAAAGTGAGTCGTAACTAATAAGCTATATAAAACAGTTGGTTGTAAGTTATCAAAATCCTAAAAATCAGGCTCAGTTTAACGACTGGGCCTTTTTTATTGGCAGTAAATCTCCGCGCATTCTCGTGCGCAAATCAACCAAGAGCCTTTCGGGGTAGAGCTTGAGATAGGACAGTGGTTTTCGCTGACCCCTCTTGGGCTGCCCATATCTACGAGAACAGGCTCTATCACCAAAAGGTATCAGCGAAATGAAAACCTCATTAACAGTAATTTCTAATGAAGCGTTGACCATGAGCAGTTTGGAAATGGTCGATTACATTAATGCAGATCGCAAAGCGAAGGCCGAGGATGAGGGATATAAATTCCCGTGCAAGAAATACCGAAAGCTCGAGCATCGTAGTTTTATGAATAAAGTACCAAAAGTCCTTGGTGATGCAGCTGCAAAGTTTTTTGCAACTGACTCTTACATCAATGGTACAGGCGGGAAGGTTGATCGTGATATCTGCAACTTCCCTAAGCGTGAAGCCTGCTTGATGGCGATGAGTTACAGCTATGAGCTTCAGGCTCAGGTGTTTGACCACATGACACAACTGGAAGGTGGTCAGGACATTAACCTTCTTGATTTCTCGCAACTGACTGAATTAACCATTCAACAAATGCAGGATCGCGTTGCTAGCGCGGAGAAATACTCGTTCGAAGAGCACGGACAGACGGGGAGCGCATTAATGACTCGTCGCAAGAAGGAAAAGAAAGTCATCAAAAAGGCCGAGCAATTGGTGAAAGACCTTGTCCAGTTCAAGCTTTGCGATATGGGTGACTTTCCTGACGGAGCGGCAGCATGAATCATCAGGACTTCATCTATCAGAACGTTAAAGACGAACTGGTAAGGCAGGGCTTTGATCCTGATGTTGCTTCTATTGGTGCTAACAAGGCCATTGACCAATTCCGCACTCACTCATCATCGAGCAGGAAAGGGAAGTTGTTCGATGATTGTTTGAGGATCGGCAAGGAGTGGGCAGCTAAATACCAACCGAAGAAAAAAAACTGAAACCAAGGTTGAGAGCCACTTTCACAACGGCTCTCAGTAGATACCCAATAACAGGCAATTTATGCAATTATAAGGAACGATTTAAGCTCAAGGTTCAAGGCATGGCAAAGTTCATAAGGGACTACAAAGGGGCGTTTAGGCGCAATGGGTATATCGGACTCGGGATAAGAGAATGGATATTCTTCACGCTGAAAAGTGCGCTGCTTTTTTTGGTACTTATTCTTGCTTTCACTGCTCTACAGTACGCCGTTATTTTCGGGACTCCTTTGTTTGACTATTTAACGGCTTCTGGTGTTCGCATTTCCAGTATCTGCGGGATTCTCGCATCACTGATAGTGAGCTTCGGACCAAGTGTGTTGTACAGCATTAGATACTGCGTCAGGTAATCATCACAAGCCGCCTCCGAGCGGTTTTTTATTGGATGCTATTTATAAAACTCTGCCAAGCGTCACCACAATGGCGCTTCACAAAGATTTATAACGACAAAAGGAATAGTAAATGGCTAAACCAGATTGGGAGGCCATCGAATCGGCATACTAGGCTGGCTTGATGTCTCTGCGTGTCAGGTACTTGATAATGATTTTACTTACCTCTGAAAGTTCTTCAGTATAAAAAGCTGATTTGTTTGAATTATCAAGGATAAGCAATGGACATCGAATTTGGGAGCATTACCCCTGTAAATGACGATACGGCGGTTTGCGTAGAAGTAACGATTTATACCAATGATATGAATGTGGAAAACATTAGCTTTTATCTGCGTTTCTCGGTAACTCCTGAGACAACACTTGCTGATATAAAGCGAGAAGCAAAAGCTAACGCGTTAAAACAGATGGAAAAAGCCATTCAATGGCTATCAAGTAACTGATTCCTCGCCGCCTTTGGGCGGTTTTTATCATACCGAATTTATAAAACTCTGCAAAAGGTGCTCATGAAGTGCCTTTGACAGAATCTTATAGAGGTCACTGATTTTAGCGATTAAAAACTTCATGGACTGATACTTACTTACATAGATCAATGTTCTAAATGGCGACAGAAAGACCGGTCGCCAGCTTAAAATTTACTCTGATTCACCGCAATCTTCGCAATATTCGCCTTTGGCTTCACCTTCTTCGGTTTCTACGTCGTAAATACCAACGCAGTCATCACACAGGTATTTATGGGTTGGGCCTGCGAGGCTGGTAACTAAGTATCCTTTAACCACGATAACACCTCATTCTTAAGGGTTTAAAATGGCACTCACTGACAAACAAGAAATGTTCTGTCGCGAGTACCTCATCGATTTAAACGCTACACAAGCGGCTATTCGGGCGGGGTACAGCGTAAAGACTGCAAACCGCATCGCCGCGCAATTATTGTCAAAACTTGACATCCAAAACAGAATCGCCGAACTGAAAGCTCAACGCAATGATCTGGTTGGCATAAATGCGGCTTATGTCTTAAATAGGCTCGTCGAAATCGACCGGATGGATGTATTAGATATTCTGAATGATGACGGTGGAATTAAACCCATCTCTGAATGGCCGAAGGTGTGGCGCACAACACTCAGTGGTTTTGACATCAATACCTCGACTACCAACTTCGATGAAACCACCATTGAGAATATCCTGAAGAAGATTAAATGGCCGGATAAGGTAAAAAACCTTGAGTTAATGGGTAAGCACATCAGTGTTCTGGCGTTCAAAGAACAAATTGAGCAATCCGGCTCTGTAACTCACAACATTATGCCAGTCCCAACCTGTAACAGCGCTGACGAATGGGAGGCAGCCGCACAGCAACAGCAAAGCGAGGTATTAGGCAAATGAGCTACAACGTAGTTTGGAAGCCGTTACCTGGTTCTCAGTCGCTTTCGTTGAGTTGTCCGTGTGATGAGATCCTTTTCGAAGGGACTCGCGGCCCAGGTAAAACGGCCGCACAGTTGGCCCGCTTTCGGCGAAAGGTTGGACTGGGTTACGGCACGTTCTGGCGCGGAGTCATATTCGACACAGAATATAAGAACCTTGCCGACATTATTACCCAGTCCAAGCGCATGTATCGCCTGTTCGGTGATGGTGCTCGCTTTCTCGCGTCAGCATCGGAATTACGTTGGATCTGGCCCACAGGTGAAGAGTTGCTATTTCGGTTCGGTAAAGAAGAAAACGACTATTGGGATTATCACGGTCAAGAATTCCCGTTTATCGGTTTTAATGAGCTGACAAAGCAACCTAACGCAGACTTCTATGAGTCGATGTTCTCTTGTCGCCGGTCATCGTTCAGGCCACAAGATTACCCGCTACCTGACGGCTCGTTATTGCCAAATATCCCGCTTGAAACATTCAACACTACCAACCCGTTTGGCATAGGCCATACATGGGTGAAGAAACGCTTTATTGAGCCAGCGCCGCGCGGAACAATTATCCGTGATACTCAGATGGTGCCAAACCCGCAGACTCAGCAGGATGAGGAAATAACCCTTACAAGGGTGGCTATTCATGGTTCGTTCAAAGAGAACCCATATCTCGACCCAGTTTATATTGCCTCACTGATGAATATCAAAGACCCAAACAAGCGTAAAGCGTGGGTTGAGGGTTCGTGGGATGTGACTAGCGGCGGGCGGTTTGACCATCTATGGAATGAGAGCATTCACGTTATCAAGCCATTTCGGATACCAGATAGCTGGACGGTTGACCGCTCTCATGACTGGGGCGAGTCGAAGCCATTTTCTAACCTTTGGTGGGCGCAGGCTGATGGCACAAACGCAACGTTGCCAGACGGCTCAATATTCTGCCCACCAGCAGGCTCATTGATCCTGATTGGCGAATGGTATGGCTGCCCACCGGATGAGCTGAATAAGGGTTTGAACATGTCATCAACCAACGTAGCCAAAGGGGTTGCCTGGTTGGATAAAAGATTGGCAGGGATAGAGGCCGAAGAGCCGGAAGAAACTAAGGGACAAGGCCAGATGCATATCATGCCTGGTATTTGCAAAAAGATTATTCCGGGGCCAGCCGATAGCGCGATTTACAACACCGCTGACAATGAACTCTCTATTGGGCAGAAAATGGATAAGCAGGGCGTTAAGTGGCTTGAGTCGAATAAGAAGCCCGGTTCTCGCATCAACGGTGCTTCTCTTTTTGCTGACATGCTTGAAGCTGTCATTGAAGGTAAGAAGTCAGAATCTGGAATTCCTGAAAAGCCAGCTTTATATGTTTTCGATTATTGCCGTGGCTGGATAAGTCGAGTCCCCGTTTTAGTTCGTGACGCAAAGAATCCTGACGACGTAGACACCACTCAGGAAGACCATGACTGGGACGCTACTCGTTACCGCGTTCTGCACAGTCCTAAACGTGAAGCATTCAGTATCAACATGAGAACTGCATATTAATGGCTAATAACGACATTACATTTATCCGGCCTGAACATGGGGCTGCAAGCCCAATATGGGAAACGGTTCGCGATGTTTGTCGTGGGCCAGATGCGGTTAAACGTAGACGGCATAAATATCTGCCAAAGTTAGACCCAACCAATAACAGCGAAGAGAACAACCGGCGCAATGATGATTATCTCCGCCGCGCTGTTTTCTATGCGATTACCGGACATACCAAAAATGGTTTGATCGGGATGGCATTTCGTCGTGACCCCACGGTGACTATCGTCGATAAAATGGAATACCTGAAAACCAACGCCAATGGCGCAGGTATCAGCATTTATCAACAGGCGCAGTCAGTTCTTGAATCCGTATTAGAAGTTGCCAGAGAGGGGTTATACGTCGATTACAGCGCTGATATGAAAGGGGCCATCATTCTTAATTATCGCGCTGAGGACATTATCAACTGGCGAACTGAGCGGATAAATGGGCGCGATAAACTGGTTTTGGTCGTGCTGCGTGAGTGTGTGGAAGAGCCGGATGGCTACGGCTTCAAGGATCGCATTCAATACCGTGAGCTGGCGATGGACGGTGGTCGGTTCGTGTGTCGCGTCTGGCGTAATGTCGGGCCGAAAAAGAGCGGCGTATATGTCGTTGATAGCGAATATTATCCAGTGATTCAGTTTGGCGGTGCCTGGGATGAAATACCCTTTACCTTTGTTGGTGCGCAAAATAACGATCCATCAATTGATGAATCACCGTTATTGGCACTGACTGAAATCAATCTTGGTCATTATCGCAACTCGGCTGACTATGAAGACAGCCTGTTCTTTTGTGGACAGGTGCAGCCGTGGATCAGTGGATTAACCGAAGAGTGGCGTGACTGGCTGCAAAAGGCAGGGGTTGCTCTTGGTTCACGTTCGCCAATATTACTGCCAAAAGATGGCGCTTCAGGATTTAACCAGGCACAGCCCAATATGATTGCCAAAGAGGGGATGGATTCAAAGCGCGACTACATGATCTCTCTTGGCGCTCGATTGGTTGAGCAAAATAGCGCGGTAAAAACAGCAACGCAGGCAACGGGCGATCAGGCGGCATCTACCTCTGTTCTTGGCATCTGTTGCGCCAACGTTTCAGAGGCATATACGCAAGCGCTGCTTTGGTGTGCGAAATACATGGGGAATAAGGGCGCAGAGGTTGCGTATTCCATCAGCCAGGAATTTATTCAGCGCGTTGCCGACTCAGGGATGCTGGCTGCGATTGTTGCAGCATGGCAAAGCGGTGCAATTCGTGACGCGGATATGATCCGGGCAATGCAAAAGCTGGATATTATCGACCCCGAATCTAATCCCAATGATGTTCTGGACGAATTGAAAAATCAGAGTCCCAGCCTGACAGGTGGCTAAATGGCAACGATTAACGAAAGGCTACGTGATGAAGCAATAGCACATAGCCTGTTTCAGTCCCGTTATGGTGCTGGTGTTGCCCGAAAAATGGTTAAAGTGCTCAATGAGAGCGATGCAGAGCTATCTGCTCGCCTAATGGTGGCACTTGATGAAGTCAACCCGAATAGTGTTACCGTGAAGCGCTTAGAGAGCTTGCTAGCGAGTGTGCGCGAAGTAAACAAGCAAGCTGTTGATGCGATGTATGCCTCTCTGTCCGACGAACTGCTGGACTTCGCAAAGCATGAGGCAGGTTATCAGCTTAGTTTGTTTGATTCTTTATTGCCGGGGCCAGTTTTAAATCACTTCCCATTAGCATCAATCACTCAAGAGCAGGTTTACGCCGCTGCAATGGCTCAACCGTTCCAGGGGCGATTGCTGCGAGACTGGGCTGAGAATATCGAAGCCGATCGGATGACACGCATTATCAATACGGTGAAAAACGGCTATCTGGATGGCGATACGGTTGAACAGATGGCGCGGAAGGTACGCGGTACCAGAGCAAAAAACTATCAAGATGGCGCAATCGAGGCGGGCCGAAAGAATGTCACTGCGGTGGTGAAAACGGCCGTCACTCATATGGCTGCCGTGGCGCGGGATAAATTTGCTGATAACAACAGCAATATCATTGATGCCAAGCAATGGCTCAGTACCCTGGACAATAAAACCTCACACGATTGCATCATCCGTGACCGCCTCAAATACACGCTGAAAGGTAAACCCATTGGTCACAAGGTTCCATATCTTCAGGGGCCGGGGCGCATTCATTTCTGCTGTCGCTCGATGGAAACCTTAATCACCAAATCATGGCGAGAGTTGGGGATCGATATCGACGAAATGGACGGAGGTACTCGCGCCAGCATGGATGGGCAAGTGCCAGCGGGAACGACATACGGCGAGTGGCTACAGCGGCAATCTTACCGCCGACAGGTTCAGGTGCTGGGCGAGACTCGCGCCAGGCTGATGAAAGATGGCGGTATGCGAACTGATGAATTTTTCACTGATAAAGGGGAGTGGCTGACGTTACAGCAGCTTCGAGATATTGACGGTCGGGCATTCTCTGATGCAAGCCTGTAGAAAACTACGCTTTAACCATTACCGCCAACGGTAAAAAACTGAGTTATCCAAAATCTGAGCCTCGCCATCGTGCGGGGCTTTTTAATGGGCCAGGCCCAGCAATAAATCCCAAGGGGACAGCATGCTATTCCGAAATATCGCACGTAAATATTATGCCGAGGCTAGTGAAGGTGGCGAAGGTGGTGGCGGGCCAGCCGCAACTATCACACCAGAGATTCAGGCATTGATTGATGCCAGGGTTAATGAATCTGTCACTGGACTCAAAACCAAAAATAGCGAATTACTCGGCAAGCTCAAAGAGCAAGGCGAGAACCTGAAACGCTATGACGGCATTGACCCGGACGCGGTGAAAACTATCCTGCAACGATTCTCTGACGACGAAGAAGCCAAGCTGATCGCCGCTGGAAAGATTGATGAGGTACTGGATAAGCGCACTGAGCGATTACGGGCTGATGTTGATAAAAAACTCAAAGTTGCCAATGACCGCGCTGAGAAAGCCGAAAGTTTCAGCAAAAAATTCAGTGATCGGGTGCTTGGTGATGCCATTCGCTCCGCCGCATTGAAGACCGGCGCATTACCGGGGGCTGCTGACGACATCATTTTGCGCGCAAAAGGCGTATTTACTCTCAACGATGAAGGTGAGGCCGTCGCCGTTGATAAAGAGGGTTCAGCTCTACTGGGAAAGGATGGAAAAACACCACTTACCCCGCATGAATGGGCCGAATCACTGAAAGACGTTGCACCGCATCTCTGGCCGCAGGCTGAAGGCACCAACGCTGGCGGCCATAAGCTGAATGGCGGCGCACTCAAGCGATCAACGATGACCGCAGCCCAAAAGGCGGATTTTATTCGCGCTAACGGGCAGCAGGCATTCTTAAAACTTCCGAAAGAATAAGGATTTATAATTTATGACCACAACCGTTAACTCTGACTTGATCATCTATAACGATCTGGCTCAGACATCCTATCTTGAGCGCCGACAGGACAACCTCGATGTGTTCAACGCCTCATCTAATGGCGCGATTGTGCTGGATAATGCCTTGATTGAAGGTGATTTCCGTAAACGTGCTTTTTATCAGCTCGGCGGCAGTATCGAACACCGTGATGTTGACTCTACCGGTAAAGTTACAGGCAAAAAAATTGGTGCAGGTGAATCAGTGGGTGTGAAAGCTCCTTGGAAATATGGCCCTTACCAGACCACTGAAGAGGCATTTAAGCGTCGTGGCCGTGATGTGTCTGAATTCTCCGAAATCGTGGGCGTAGATGTTGCAGATGCCTCACTGGAGGGATTCATCAAGTACGGCATTCAGGCGTTGAGTGCTTCCATCGGTGCCAACCCAGACATGGTTGTTACTGCCAACATTGAAGTTGATGGCAAGAAAACCCTGACCAAAGGTATGCGCAAGTATGGTGATCGCTTTGGCCGTATTGCGCTGTTTGTTATGCACTCATCTACCTACTTCGACATCATTGATCAGGCGATTGCAGCCAAGATTTATGAAGAGGCCGGTGTTGTCGTGTATGGCGGTCAGCCTGGTACGCTGGGTAAACCGGTTCTGGTTACTGATACTGCGCCAATCGACGCTATCTTTGGGTTGCTGCCTAACGCAGTCGTTATCACTGAGTCACAGGCCCCCGGCTTCCGTTCATATCCAATCAATGATGAGGAAAACCTCGGCATTGGCTATCGCGCAGAGGGGACGATTAACATCGACTTGCTGGGTTATAGCTGGGACGAAACCAATGGCGGCAAGAATCCCAGCCTGACAGAAATTGGTGCGACCAATAGTTGGAAAAAACATGCAACCAGCAACAAAGTGACCGCCGGTGTGATGATTAAGTTGGTTGCTGAAGATGTGGCGGCAACCGGTATCACTCTGAACAAATCGACGACTTCATTGGTTGTTGGTGCGGAGGAAACGCTTGTTGCTACCGTGGCACCATCCGATGCCGCGAATAAAGCCGTTACCTGGACTTCATCTGCCGCTGCAAAAGCTACAGTTGATACCAATGGTAAGGTGACTGCTGTTGCCGCCGGAAGTGCAACCATTACCGCCAAATGCGTGGATGGTAACTTCACAGCAACCTGTGTAGTGACTGTCACTGCTGCGTAAGGGTGATGACCATGAGGGGCTGCGGCCCCTTTATCCTGGAGGAAAGGATGTTAGTAACCGATCTAACCTCAGCATATTTTAACAGCTATGCGTCAGCAGAAGATTTAACGGCGTTTGCTTTCGCGCGCGCAATGCATTTACCCACTGAAACAGAGCCATTACTGATTAAGGCAATGGATTACCTGAACGGCCTTAATTGGTATGGCAGCCGGGCAAAACTAACTCAACCACTACCCTGGCCGAGATCAGGTATCACTTTTGATGGATTTAGTTACCCATCGGCCAGTATTCCTCCACAACTGATTACGGCGCAGTGCATGCTGGCCGTGGAAGCTATTGAGGGTGAGTTGCTGGGTTCAAATAGAGAGGCGGCAATAAAGTCTGAGACTGTATCAGGGGCGGTATCGGTCACTTATGCTGTATCTGATACTGAGTCATTTACTCCCAATTATCCGGCGGTGATGGCAATTCTACGTGGGTTCGTTGCGGGTAGCGGTTTTGCTATTAATGCCACTGCGAGGCGTCAATAATGGCTATCAACTACCCACGAATGCGAACGAATGCAACACGATTGATTACCGATAATGGCACGACCTACCAGCTTACTCGCGGTGGCGGTGTCGAGTTGGTTGGCGGTGTTGAGATTGATATCCCACTCGAAACTCATACGATTATCAGTGTTAAATCCAGCTATGAACCCGGTGAGATTGACGGCACGTTAATCCAGAACGGTGATGTGAAAATGTCGGCAACCGCCGATGTGGAAATTCGCATTGGCGATCTAATTATGGTTGATGGCAAAAAACATCGAGTCATTAAACCTAACCCCGTTAAACCCGCCGCATTGCTGATCTGTTACAAACCACAACTGAGGGCGTGATATGGCTGACAATTCCAGCTTCATGGCTTCAATTAATGCGTTTATTGAAAAGGGTAAGCGTAATCAGGAATTGGTGGTTCAAAAAGCAGGTATCAAAATTCTTAATCGGTTAGTCACGATGTCGCCGGTTGGGAATCCTGAGTTATGGAAGGTTAACCAGACTGCGAAGTCATATAACGATGCTGTTTTTGATGCCAACGAAGCTAAACGACTCGACCCTTCTAATTTGACCAAAACAGGAAAGTTAAAGAAAAGTGCCAAAGTTAAAGCACCTGAATGGGATATCTATTCGCCACCAAACTACACAGGCGGACGCTTTAGAGGTAACTGGCAGGTTGGCTTGGATGTTCAACCAGAGGGTGAAACGGGGCGGATAGACCCTAATGGTAATATCACTATGGCAGTGGGCAATTACATGATTGAGCAGTTCAAAGTCGGCACCAAAGCCATCTACTTCACCAACAATGTTCCCTACGCTTACCGGCTTGAGTTTGGTCATTCATCACAGGCCCCAAACGGGATGATCCGCATAACCGCCGAGGACGCTGTTAAATACTTCACTGAAGCAGCTAATGAGGTGAATAAGTGAGCACTCAACGCATTGTCGCATTGCTGGAAAAACGGCTTGGCGAATGGGCGGCAATTAAAGGCATTCCGTTGGCTGCCGAGAACGTTAGCTTTGATGATACTGGCGATATGTATTTGCAATCGCATGTCATGCCAGCCACAACAGACGCTATCGATTTAGCGCAGGTATCCCGCGTATTCAAAGGCGTGTATCAGATTAATATCAATGCCAAAGCAGGCAGTGGTAAATCCAAATCTCATACTATTGCTACTGAATTGATAGAACTGTTCAACCTCAACGCCGAGCTGACAGACGGAGTGGTAATCTGCTATATCAACAGCGTTCCCAGCCAATTCCCCGGCATAACTGACGACACCACATACACGACGCCGATCAGCATGAGTTATCGTGCTGACGTCATCTAAACCGTAATAAATCCCACATATACCGGCCTATGCCGGTTTTTTTATATCCAAAATCGGAGAATTACCATGGGCTTTGCTCTACCAAATGGCGCAGGTATTTACCTGGCTAAAACATATGAAACCGAAGTCGCGGTCACGGCAGTTTCCAATGCTGTTGATGCAGTTCTGACGGTAGTCACTGGGCATGACATTGCCGAGGGCGATATTGTGCAGCTAACCTCAGGCTGGGCCGCGTTGAATGATTTGGTTGCAAAAGTAACAGCATCCACCGCGACTACTTTAACGCTCGGCTCTATTAACACCTCGAACACCGATCGTTTCGCAGCGGGTGGTGGTGTGGGTACGGTTAAGAAGGTCGAAAGTTGGATTGAAATCCCGCAGATAACCGAGGTATCGAACAGCGGTGGTGATCAGCAGATGATTCAAATTCAGTTTCTTAGCGATACTCGTCAGCGCAATCTCAATACGTTTAAGGCGGCTCAATCTCAAACACTGACGTTGGCGCATGACTCCAGTCTGCCTGTTTATCCGGTGCTACGTGCTGCGGATGAGTCAGAGCAAACACTGGCAACCTACATGTATGTGCCGAAAGCCAAAGAGAACCGCTACTCGTCGGTGAAAGTGTCCTTTAACGATATTCCAACTACGGCGATTAACGCCATTGAAACCGTAGCGGTTGTGCTTAATCTGCAATCACAAGCGACCACTTTCTATAAATCTGGCGCGCCAGTGGCTGTTACCGGCGTTACGTTGAGCAAAACCACGACGACTCTTGCTGTTGCTGCTACTGAAACCTTAACTGCCACTGTAGAACCAGCAAATGCAACAAACAAGTCTGGTGCCTGGTCATCATCAGCACCAACCAAAGCTACCGTTGACCCGGTAACAGGTGTTGTGACTGGCGTTGCTGCTGGCAGTGCCAACATCATTTACACCACCGCAGATGGCGCGAAAACCGCTACTTGTGCCGTCACCGTAACCGCATAAGGAACATGAACCATGGCCGTAAAATTTACCCTGGTGCCGTCGCCAACATTTAAAGCTGACGTAAAAATCCCTCGCGCTGGTCTGGATGACGGTGAGTTAACCTTTACCTTTAAGCATTTGCCACTGAATGAAGTATCGGATATCGAGAAAGCAGAAGGGCAGACGGGGTTAGATTTCGCAGAAAAGATAATCGAAGGGTGGGCACTTCCAGAAGCATTCAATCGTGAAAATCTGGAAGTGCTCGCGAATAATTACCCGAAAGCCATCGAGAATGTCATCAGCGCGTTTTATCGCGAACTACTTGGTAATCGCGAAAAAAACTAACCTCGGTTGCCACCGCTCTCTACACCCCTGAACCCACCCGCGAAGAATTGGCAGGCAATGGCCTGACACCTGATGATTTCGACGATGTGATTATCGAGATATGGCCGGATGTGTGGCCGGCTTTCAATGTGATTAGAGCTATGTCCACCCAGTGGCGCACCGGCATGTCAGGCCCTACAGGGTTGGACTACGGCTGCCTGTCACAAGTCATGGATTGGGTGGGGGTAGAGAGTAAAGCAACCGTGTTTGATGACATAAGGCACATGGAGAGCGTTGCGCTGTCCGTTATTCACAAGCGGAGCAAGTAAATGGCAGATATCGCAACAATCTCACTGCGCGCCGACACGTCCAGCCTGGAGCAAGGCGATAAAGCGTTAGACCACTTTGGGCAAACAGCGGAGAAAACTACCAAACAAGCAGATGGCTTGAATGATGCCTTCAAAGCTGGCACACAGAGCCAAAAGCAGAATAACGAAAGTCTTAAACAGCAACAGCAAGCACTTCAGGACTTATTGGCGAAAATTAATCCCGTCAATAACGCTCTGAACAAGCTTGATGATATGCAGTTGCAGCTATCAAAGTTTCGCTCTCAGGGGATTGTAGATGACAGAACCTACCGTGAGTCGGCGGTTGCGATTGGACGTGCTCGACAGGAATTAACCGCAGCAGCAGAAGCGAGTACCAAGGCAGGCAAGGCAGCGGCAGAGCAGGCAGCAGCAGACCGCGCCGCCACGACGGCAAAAGAAAACTTCATCACTCGCTTGCGTGAGCAAACTGAACTTCAGGGGAAAACAGCATCACAGGTTCAGGAGTATAAAGCCGCGCAATTAGGTATGACTCAGCAAGCCGCGCCATTCATCGCAAGACTGAAAGAACAAGAAGATGCCTGGAAGAAAGGCACTGTCTCTGCCGGTCAATATCGTATGGCTATGCGCCAACTGCCCATGCAATTTACCGATATCGCCACCTCCATCGCCGGTGGTATGCCGCTGTACATGATCGCCATTCAGCAGGGCGGTCAGATTAAAGATAGCTTTGGCGGTATTGGCAATGCGCTTAAAGCTATGGCGTCTCTGATTAATCCAACCACTATCCTGATTGGTGGGGCAGCAGTTGCTGTAGCAGCTTTGGGATATGCGTACTTTCAAGCAGAGAAACAAAATAGCGCCTTTAATAAGGCAATTATTACCACTGATGGGTATTCCGGTGCCACCGCTAGCCAACTGAAGAGCATGACTTATAGCATCGGTCAGTCTGGTAGTGTTTATAGTGATGCTGCGGAGGCTTTAACAAAACTTGCGGCTGCGGGCGTCAAGTCATCGGTAAATCTCCAAGACGCAGGGCAGTCGATTGTAGAATTTAGCCGATACTCAGGGCAATCAATTGATGATTTGGTAGGGCAGTTTGCCCGCTTATCTGATGATCCAGTTGGCGGTTCAGTCGCCCTGACTGAAAAGCTTCATTACCTGACTACTGCGCAGTATCAGCACATTGCGGCCCTTGCTGAAGAAGGGAATACAGCGCAAGCGGTGACTGCTGCTACTGAAGCGCTTAGCGGAGCTATGGCGCAAAGAGCCGCAGAGATAAAGAACTCCATGGGGACTTTGCCCTCATTTTTTGATGAGATAGGTAAAAGCGCATCAAAAATGTGGGATGGGATCTGGGGGCTAGGTCGCGACCCATCCGAAGCCGAGGCAAGAGCCAAGCTGGTTGCTAAAATAGGCTTTGCAGAAAATGATCCGCGTCGTGCTAATGGAGGCTCACCTACAGTATCCAATGAAACGTTATCTCAATGGAAAGCAGAGCTAGCATCACTGGATGCCGTTGAGAAAAAGCAGACCAACATAGCCCAAATAAACCAAGAAGCGATAAAGGCGCAGCAAGAGGTTAATAAGCTTATACAGCAGGGGCTGACCTCGGCAGAAAAAAGGGAAAAAGGCGAAAAGGAATTAAATCGCTGGATAGAAGCGAATAAGAAAGCTCATGCAGAAGACGCAACAGTAGCGTTATTAACTGAAGCTGAAATTGCCAAAGCTCGCGCTGGGATTGAAAAACAGAACAAAGATCCAAAGATACCAAAAGGCCGTACAACAGCTGCCTATCAAGACGATGCAGCTACCAAAGCATTGCTCGATAGTCAGGCGCGCGTTGCCGCTTTGCGTGAACAGGCAACCGTAACATTAGCCATGACTGATCAGGAAAAGCAGCTAGCTAAATTTACTCAGCAAATTGCCGACCTGAAAAGTAAAACCATCCTCACTGCTGACCAAAAATCACTTCTGGCCCGTTCTGGTGAAATCACTGCTAGTCTTCAACTTGAGGCCCAGCTTTCACGTGAAAACGTTGAGCGCAAAAAGGCCACTGAAGCGCTGAAAAAGATGGAGGAGTACACGGCCTCCATCGTTGCCAAGAACAAGCAGAACCAAGAACGCTTTGGACTGACTTCTAAGCAGGCAGGAAGGGTAGATCAAGAAACTCAGCTTGATAACACTTTCCGCAAGGATACCAAGGGCATCAACGATGCTGAGCAACTGGCGAAAATAACAGCAGAATACAACAAGGCAAAAGCTGAGTTGCATGCTGGATTCGAGCAGGAAGATTTGAACGAAGGTGACTGGTTGGCGGGTATGACTCAGGGGCTAGAGCAGTACGGTGAAACGGCTAACAATGTTTTCTCTGCTACCGCTCAACTGGCCCAAACCACTATGGGTAGTATGACCTCTATGGCGACCCAGATGATGACTACCGGCTCAGCTAACGTTAAACAGTTTGCTACCAACTTCCTGACCAGCATTGTCGATATCATCAACCGGTTGCTGATTGCCCAAGCTATTCAGGCGGCAATGGGTTGGATGAGTGGTGGTGCCTCGGCGGGCGGTGGAGCGGCCAGCAGCGCCAGTACGGGCGCTATGGGGATGTCTACCAGCTTCAGAGCTTATGACGTCGGCGGCTACACTGGTGACGGTGGAAAATTCGAACCGAAAGGCGTGGTTCACGGCGGTGAGTTTGTCTTTACCAAAGAAGCCACCAACCGAATTGGTATCGATAACCTCTACAAGATGATGCGCGGTTATGCCGATGGAGGATTGGTTAGTAATGCAGTAACTGCCACCGCGCCAATGCTCGGCATGCAGGGCGGAGGGACGGTCATATCAGTCGATTTGAGTGGCATGACAATAACCACCCAGGGAAACCAACAGCAGGATAGCGGCGCAAATAATGGAGAGTTGGTTAGCAAGGCTGCGAGAAATGAAGTCATAGCTATTGTTACTCAGCAGCTCGATCGCGCTATGGGGCAAAGTGGGCGCATCACCAATTTTGTTGCTAACAAAACGGGACGGTAACAATGGCAATTGAAACATTTCTTTGGCGAACGCAGGGTATTCCTGAAGGTAGCTTTAACCAGCGAGTGAGAACCGCTCAGTTCGGTGATGGCTACAAGCAAGTTGCTGGTGACGGCATCAACCCTGAAACGCAGTCTTGGCCACTGACATTCCAGGGCTTAGAAAAAGAGATGATGCCCATTCTGGCATTTGTTCGCAGACATACCACCAAGTCCTGCCAATGGACGGCCCCTTATGGTGTTGTGGGCCTGTGGCGCGTATCCGCTGACTCCATCAAGGCGGTACCGGTTGGCGGTAATGTTATGTCCGTCTCCTTCACATTTGAGCAATCTTTCAAGCCTTAATATCGAGTAACCCAACATGACAATTAATACTGACTTGCAACGACTGGAGCCGGGTAACCGCGTTCGTCTGTATGAAGTGGATGGTTCTCAATTTGGCGGCCCGTTGTTGCGCTTTCACGCCGACACATTACCTCATACACCAGAAGAAATTGCGGCGGCCGGTGGCGATGAAACTAAGCTGCCGGCCAAATCCATCTGGTGGCAGGGGGAAGAGTATTCAGCCTGGCCGGTACAGGTTGAAGGCATTGAGATGTCCAGCGATGGGCAGAGTGCGCAGACAAAATTATCGGTAGCGAATCTTGATGGGACGATTACTGCGCTGTGTCTGGCTTTTGACGATATGGTGCAGGCTAAAGTTATTGTTCACGACACGTTCAAACATTACCTGGATGCCGTGAACTTCCCCGGAGGCAATCCGGATGCAGACCCAGAACAAGAGAAAGTACAGGTTTACTATATCGACAGTAAATCGACAGAAACCAATGAGATTGTTGAATTCACACTTTCCAGCCCGGCAGATTTGCAGGGGCTGCTTATTCCTACCCGGCAAATTCACTCCCTCTGCACCTGGTGTATGCGTGGTGACTATCGCTCAGGAAATGGCTGCGATTATGCCGGAACGTTGTATTTCGACGAGAAAGGCAATCCGACAGACGACCCGAGCAAAGATAAGTGCTCAGGTCTGTTGGTTGATTGCAAAAAGCGATTTGGTGCCGATAACCCGCTGCCATTTGGTGGTTTCCCCGGTTCGGCTTTAATCAAGAGGTAGTCATGAGAGATAAAACGATTAAAGCGATATTGGCTCATGCCGAAGCTGAATACCCGAAAGAGTGCTGCGGGTTGGTAGTACAGAAGTCGCGAGTGGAGAAATACTTTCCATGTAATAACCTGGCTGTAAACCCGACCGAACAGTTTCACCTTGACCCCGCAGGCTATGTAGCGGCAGAGGATTGGGGAACCATCACGGCGATTGTTCACAGCCACCCGGATGCCACTACTCAACCATCTGAGTTGGACATGGCCCAATGCGATAATACTGAATTGCCCTGGCACATTGTGAGTTGGCCTGAAGGGGATTTACGAACTATCCAGCCGCGCGGCGATCTCCCGCTCATTGGCCGAGAGTTCGTATTAGGGCATACCGACTGCTGGGGCTTAATTATGTCCTACTTCAAGCAGACACATGGCATTGAGTTGAAAGACTATCGTGTTGACCGGCTTTGGTGGGAGTCCGGCACGGAAAACTTCTATATGGATAACTGGTATGAATGCGGCTTTCGTGAATTCAGTGGCTCGATGCAGCCAGGCGACCTGATCATCATGCAAGTCTCAGCACCAGTGGCGAATCATGGGGGTATTTTGCTGGAAGACGGCATGCTGCTTCACCATCCATACGGGCAACTTAGCCAGCGTGTGCCTTACGGTGGTTATTGGCAGGAAAGGACGGTGAAGGTGGTGAGGTATCAGGAGTTATAACTAAAAAGTACCTTATTGGTGCTCTTGATTATGATTATTTTAAAGTTGATCGTTTTAAACGATCAATATTGCGATATTGATCTGCATTACCAATTATACCCTTATCTTTATTACTGCTATCGTTAATTATACAAATAAGAAAGGCGATATATTCATGAAAAATAAAATGAAGCTTGGGCTTCTGGTGTTGTGCTTTTCGTCTCTTTTTCAAATTACAGCAAATGCGAATGATTCAGTTTCAAATGATAATGTGCCAGAGTTAATTGAGCGAAATATTGAAATATATCCTTCTCGCGCCTGGGCGCACGATAAAGAAGGGTATGTGAAGATTGCTTATGATATTAACGCTGCCGGAAAAGTTGAGAACGCAAAGGTAGTTGAGGCTGAGCCAAGAAATCTCTTTGAGAAATCAGCCTTAGATTCTATCTACAAATGGAAGTATGAGCCCAACAAGCCAACCAGCGGAATGGAAGTCACCATAAACTACAAGAAGCCGAAGTAAGGTAGCAGATGCAGAATTAGACCCGCCGAGTGCGGGTTTTTTGCTTTCTGGCGCGTCCGTACACTGAAAAACCAACCGCTCAGTTGGTTTTTGTTTCCTTCACCGTACACATTTTTACATCGTAATATTTGCACGGAATATTCTTAATATGAAGTTTAGTTAATTAGGAGGTAGTTTTATATTTCACATGTTTTACACAAGGAGTTAACATGAAATTACTTCTAAGCATCTTACTTATATCAAGTCCGGCGTTTTCTGTTTCTTCTCCGATAAATGAAAATATGCCAGTACCTGCGATAGCTCTGGTATCAGAAGCGGCATGTATTCGTAGTTATTCCGTGAAAGAACATACTGCATGTATAAAGCTGGTGGACTCCTCAATAGTTAAAGCTTACTGGGCTGGGAAAATGAGTCAGTTTTGTAAGTCGCCATTCAATCGAAGTGCCGGGAAAGACAGGCAATGCAGGGCAGTTAAGATGCTTTCCTGTGCATTGGATGAGATAAGTGGTAGGTATCTTGAAGAGTAAATAATAGTACCTACACAAGCAAAACCCGAAATGGGCTTTGCTTTCTAACGCGTCCGTGCGCTAAACAACCCATCGAGTGCGAGTCTTTGTGTTCTAGCTTCAGCTATATCTGAATCTATCAAGCCAAGCCTGTCTTTTATTTGTTTGGTTAGCCACGTTTTACTAATGTCTTTAACTAAATCAAATGGGGCGTCAGTGAGTTCTTGCTTGAGCTTTTCGAATATAGGTTTTTGATTTAGCGCTTTTGCGGAGTCGTGTCTGTCTTGAGTAAGTCTGTTTGAACGTTCAATATCGCACTCAGCCCGCCATCATCTAGAAGGAAATCGATTCCTTTCTCTGTTATATAGCAATTGTAGCTATAGAAAATGTCGTGGTAGGATTTTGGCGGTTTTGTCGATTGGATGCGCATATGAACTTAAGAATAATTAGTTTAGTGTTTTTAGTTTGTTTTGGGGCGAATGCGAGTGATTTAGAAAAAACAGCTGAAAGCTTGAGCAAATGCATCTTCAGTTATGCAGATACGCAAGCCGGCACATCAGCCCCTACCGCAGATATTTCCTCAAATGCGTTTGGGCATTGTGATGATGAATTGAATAAATATCATGATTCTATTGGCCCTGATGCATCTCAGTGGGAAGAATTAGACGATAATCAAAAGCAAGCTATAACGACCATAAGAGATCAAGCCATTGTCAAAGTTCGTGAAAGTCTAACCAATAATATTGGGGAATATATTGCGAAAAAACGCAACGGTAGTTGACTTCAAGCCCGCTCCGGCGGGTTTTTGCTTATTTAAAATTTCGAAAGACCATAAAAGGATGGGATATGACGACTTGGGGTTTGGGTGCATTGATTGCAGGGGTTGTATGGTCAATAATAGCGTATAACATGTCCATTTGCGCACTGATTGATCAGCAGTGCGTAGATAACATTTTTCTGATAGCCGCAAGGGAAAATCACATTCGTTATGGTGCTCTCTTAATCTTTCTTGGGGGTGTATTTACAGCGTTAGGAATAATAAGAAGCGTCTATAAGAAAAGAACCACAAAGACTGATTAGCCCACTCAGGCTGGCTTTCTGTTATGCGTTAGGCAAAGTCGGCCACTTTCTGAAAGCGAAGAAGTATAGTGTTATGTAGTGGATAACGGGAATGGACAACAAGATAGCCATAGGCCACCCAAACCCAGCTTTTCTTGCCATCCTGTAGCATGGGAAGAACGTAATTATCCATATGACTATAAACAGTGATTTGTTCTACTCGCCCATATTCTTTTCCCTTATTATTGTGTTGAATCCGTATTGGATTTTTCTTTCTACCTAACCAGTGAATCGCTTAAATTCTTTATGTGGTGAGTGCAACTTACAAAAACCATAATTACTTGTTGTATAACTTTTCCCATTATCATCGATCAATTCACAAGAGCAGCGATAAAAATCACCTGACGAATTACGAAATACCTCCTTCGGCGTCGGTATTACACCGGTGAATTGGATAGTTATTGTCGCCTCTTGGATCCAGCTGACAGGGCAAGTTGAGGCGTTCCGCTACAACGCTAACGTGGTAGAAGCTCTGCGCCACCTGATCCACGGCGCTGAAGTTGCTTAATTAGTTAAGTCCTACGACCAAAGCCCAACTCACTTAACTGTGGGTTTCTTTATTACCTAAATTTCAGGACACCCCATGACACCGATGCTTGATATTGGCGAAATGCTCCTGTCTGACACGGAGCAACAGCAAGATTATTTCTTTCGTCCATCACTAAGGAATATGACAAAAATAGGGGCGGCGGCCGAGATAGTCGAAATATACGCGCTGCTGGGTGGCTCTGAATTAAGTCAGGTATTAACACCTGCAATAAACGCTAATCTGCCAGCATCATTAATGCCCAATAATGCAATCAAAAAATGCTCAGAGCATATGTTGGCTGCGGCCATAAGAGTTATCGAGGCTTGTTGTGATAAGTCGGTATCGGCGCTTATAGGCGAGTTTAAAGGCTGGCGAAATTGTATTGTTTACCGGCCTGGCAAAGTTTCAAAAGAAACAGTGATTACCATAGCTAAAGAATTAATTGAGCATGGTGTGATCGGCAAAGCCAAAATAAGAAAGCTACAAAAGAATGAAGGTAACAACGATTACAGCACCGAATTTAATGCAATGGATTATATCAACTCAGCCAGAATTCATTTCAACATGTTCCGCGCCGAAGCAGAGCAGTTAACGATGACTGAGTTTCAGCACCTTCTTGCTGCTAAATATCCAGAGCAGAAGGGATACACGCGGGAAGAGTACGATAGCGCGGCAGATGAATTCTTTGCGCAAAGAGTACGCAGACGAGAGAGGTTGGCAAAAGCTGCGTAGAAGCGTTGGCAGGCCAAGATGGCTCCCAAGGTAGTTTAGTGTGAGATAGCACAAACAAAAAAAGATGAATAAATTACTTATAGTTACTATACTCACGCCATATCAAGGATAGCTTATTCGTTAGGTATATTATTAATAAGCTAGGTTAATAATTACAAAGAGAACAAATCATGAAATTCACGAGCATACGTTCGACAGAGTTGCCAGGAATCGATATCTCTGTTAAAGAGTGTGTCAATGCTGGACAGTGGTTTCTCTTTAAAGCGAATACTAGTGATGCTCAGGTGTGCTTTTTCCTAAAGGTGGAGAAAGACATCTTTGCTCTCGATCAACAGGGTGCGCCGTTGACGCATTTTCCTTTAGAAAATATAGAGATGAATGAGTTCATCTACTTTGATGATCTACCAAAACCAATCTCATTAAGCAATCAATTTGCCGTTAAGTGACGGGGCAGGCTGAGCTGCGTGTGCTCAGCTCCTAAAGGGACTGAATAGTGGGTTTAATACAAAGTAGAACAAAATGGGTTTTGTTCCTTTCATCATCTGAGCTTGACCCAGAAGATAGACATATTCATGATCTTGTTTATGGATTAATGTGTCTTGAAAGTGCCGGTATTTCTCCAAATGACATATTCATATATGTTGATGGGGCAAATAGGCAAAATATAAGAAATCTATTTTCGATTGCAACGATAAACCAGTATGTAATAGCAAGTACGGATGCATTCTTCGTTGATTTGCGCGATAACAGGCATGAAAATCTAGTTATGTTTGTTACGGGGCATGGTAGCGAAGCGGGAATCGATGCTGTAGTGCCCATAACACCTTACATGTTGATGAATGCATTAAAGGCTGCTCCAGTCTTGGATAAGGTTGTTGTTTATCTTGGCCAATGCTATGCAGGCGTTTTTAATTACGTTAATGCAGGCCGTGGAAGAGGACAGGACCAAAATGGCCCTGATGTGATTCTAATAGGGGCAACTAACCTACATGAGAGCCTTAGCTCCTCAACGCAAGAACAATTTCCTAATGGTAATCTCCATTGGGTAGCTAATCTTTTCCTCTTACATGTTTTCCGTTGGATTTCGTCACCACATGACATCGATGGTGATGGTCTAAACACCATTATGGATTCGTACAAATATGCCGGAGTTGGCTCGAATAGGCATAATAAGCAGTCTAAGACTAATAGTTTTGGGCAAATGGTCGATACCCATATCATGCACAAACAAGCTGCTCAAGTAGCAAGTGTCAGGACTGGTGTTCCACAAGTCGATTCACAGAATCAGCTGAGACTCATGGCAGTCAGATCGCAGTATTACAATTTATTAAGTGTTAACTATGTGCATCAAGAGTGTTGGATCCTTAACTCGTATCCTGCGCAACAAATAGAAATTTAAGAAAAGATTCACGCAAAAACCCACCAACAGGTGGGTTTTTGCTTTTGGTTACCTGTGGTTTTCGTCCCCGTTTTGCTGGCCTTTTTCATGGTCGATCTTTGGTTTGTGGTGCAATCTTGTTGCTCTTTTTTAAGACACGGAGTTGAAACAATGAAAAAGCTGCTAGCCCTTGTCACCAACCAATACTTCCTGGCATGTGTCGCTGCAACCATAGTGTTTGTAGCAACGGGGGACCAAAACTATTTTAAGAACAGCATCGACTACGGCCTGCAGGCTGTCTTCGAAGCAAAAAAATAGATAGCCTCCAAACCCGCTGCGGCGGGTTTTTGCATTCTAGCTCCCACCATTTTGCGTTACCTTGCAGTTATCCCCTGATATGATGTTTCAACTTGTAAATGTCGGGGATAGCATGAAAATTAAAATTCGTTACATACTTCTTATTGTGGTTATTTTCGTTTCTATATTTGCATACAACAAAATTACTATTTTTAGCATTCAGCCAGTTGGTGCCTTACCTGATGGGGTAACTGTTGTTATGTGGCGTAAGGATGACCTTGGAATCTTTGAAAGCCCTGACGGCATCTGCCTAAGGCGCGTAGGTAGCGTTAGCATTTTGTGTAGAGCTATGGCGATGGGCAATATCGCGGATAAAGATGAAATTATTTTTAGGTTACCTTATATCGAACAAGCTTATCTACTTTCAACGGATGGAAGAAAGTTTGACCGATAACTAATTTAATGGTTCGGGGTATGGAACCTTTATTTGGCTTTACTATATTTACTGTCGTTGCATTTATTGTGAGTATCATTGCTGGCAAGAGAGCGGTGCGGGAATTGGATTTATTTGTTTTTTGGTTATGTGTGCTGAGTTTGTACGGAAAGAGGCCATTAAGTGCAAACATTGTAGTAGTGACTTATCCGCCAACACTGATGGAGCGTTAAAATGATAAGAATGACAATTGCTTTGGCAGTCTTGGCACTCACTGGGTGTGCTACAGAAGTTGTCCCGCCAAGTAAAGCGATTAACGCCCCTAGTGATCGGGTGTTTAAATATCAACAAGTTTCTCCTGGCCAAGCGACGCTTGTTGTTATTAGGGATAGTGGTTATATCGGTGGTGGCTGCTATGCGACTGTATTTATTAATGGCGAACGCGTGGCTAAATTAGATCCAAAAGAAAAAGCATCATTTAATCTTCCTGCTGGAAACTGGTCTGTTGGAGCTACATGGGAAGGTGCTGCTTTATGCTCTGCGGCAGTAGAAAGACAAGAAAGAGATGTAAATTTGGTAGCAGGGAAAAGTAAAACAGTTCGTATATTTACTGATAGTAATGGAACTATGGATGTAAGACCTACTACTATTGAATAAGTAACCACGTAGGCAAAATCAAACCACCTTAATTCTGGGTGGTTTTTTTATTGGAGAATATATGCCAGACATGACTAAAGAAGTAATGACAACCATTAAATTAAGTGGATCCCTTGCCAATAGATTTGGTAGAACACATCGACGTTTAATTAGCTCGACTAAAGAGGCATTTAAAGCCCTCTGTGTAACCATCCCTGGATTCGAGCAATATATGATGACAGCAAAGCAAAGAGGTTTAACTTTCGTAATATTTAAAGGAAGAAGGAATATAGGCAAAGACGAGTTGGATCTGGCAAATGCAGGAAAAGAAATCAGGATTATCCCTGTAATAATTGGCAGCAAAAAAGGCGGGGTATTCCAGACAATACTAGGGGCGGTATTGATTGTTGTAGGCGCTGTTTTAACCTTTACACCGTTTGCCGGTGTGGCCCCCTATTTTTATATGTCTGGGGCATCAATGATGCTCGGCGGTGTAGTCCAAATGCTTTCCCCCCAAGTAGGCGGCCTTGCATCCAGGCAATCACCGGACAACAAACCAAGCTATGCGTTTGGCGGCCCTGTTAACTCTACGGCCCAGGGTAATCCCGTCCAATGGTGTTTTGGTAAGCGACGTAATGGTGGTGCGGTTATCTCTGCGGGTATTTATGCTGAAGATCAAATGTAAAAGTGGTTATTTTAATTAACGCCGAAAGGCTGGAGTGAGTTATGACAAAGCAATACGAATTAGCAGTAAAATACATCAACAATGAAGAAGGTTTTGTGAATGTGACTGTTGCCCTGAGTTACCCAGGGATTAGTTATGGTGAGATTTTATCTATAAATTGCCGTGTTGATAAGATTGATGGTGAATCACTGGAATATTATGAGTCAGTTGCGATAAATAAAGCCAAAGATGCATTAAAACAAATTGCTTCACAATTATAAAAGCGGCGAAATCGCCGCTTAACTTGATATTACTTAATATCGGGTAGCTTATCGAATATTTCCTTGACCCTTGCATGAACCAGATAAGCGTATTCTGATACTGCCAATTCTTTCGGGTTCTTGCCTGCCTTTGATGAGCCAAAAATAGCCTCAAGAGCGTTAATGTTGTAGCTGAAGATTTCCGCTGTACTTCTCCCAGACAACTTTGCGGTTACCGCGAGGTAAAAAGGAATAACCTCATCAATAATATTATCATGATCAACAAGTTGCGGTAATACGTTATCAAGCTGTTGACTCAGCGGCTTCATAAAATCATGACCTTTTAGCATCTCTATTTCCTTATCTCAGAGTTAATCAGCCATTCCTCCGATAGATAACACTCATGCCGCGAATGGCTAGAGTGGGCTGAGTTTATACAATAGAAGACTAGCCAGTAATCGCCATTGAGTTATTCAATAAATACGTAAACGCCCACTAAATGTGGGCTTTTTTATGGGTGAAATATGGTACGCAAACAAATCAAAGGCCGCAAAGGTGGAGGAGGCAACGTCACTACACCAGTGGAGTCTCCAGACAGCCTGGCATCAATCGCAACAGCTAAAATATTATTAGCCATTGGTTGTGGGGAGTTCTTTGGAGAGCTAAATAAGAAGAACACTTATCTTGATGGGACAGTAATACAGAATGCCGATGGAACAGATAATTTCCCCGGAGTCCGTCTTGATTTTCGCCCCGGCACTCAATCACAAACCTATATTCCAGGAATGCCGAATGTAGAGAATGAAATAACTGTTAATACAGAGCTTAAGTCAGAAACACCCTGGGTTCGCTCTGTTACCAATATCCAATTATCAGCAGTTCGATTGAGATTTGGGTTCCCCTCATTGCAGCGGCAAGCGGATAACGGTGATGTTGGCGGTTATAGAATTGAGTATGCTATTGATGTTTCTACTGATGGCGGTGCTTATGTCACTCTGCTGTCTACCGCCGTAGACGGAAAAACAACAACACTTTATGAGCGCTCACACCGAATAAACTTACCCAGGGCCACAACTGGCTGGCAGATCCGTGTGCGTCGAATTACCCCTAATGCAACATCTGGTCGCATTGCCGATAAGATGAATGTCGAGGCTATTGCCGAAGTCATTGATGCGAAATTACGGTATCCAAATACAGCTTTGCTTTATTTAGAATTCGATGCAACACAATTCCAAAATATACCGGCTATATCTTGGGAAACAGAAACTCAAATAGTTAAGGTTCCAAGTAATTATAATCCCACAACGAGAGAATATACTGGTGTATGGGATGGATCATTCAAATGGGCTTATACCAATAATCCAGTATGGTGCTCTTACGCGGTAGAGACATCTAAAATGGATGGGCTTGGCCGCCGAATTGACACAACTCAAATAGATAAATGGGAGCTGTATAGAATTGCGCAATATTGTGACCAGCTTATACCTGATGGTCGCGGTGGAAGTGGCACTGAGCCTCGATTTACTTGCGATGTTTGTATTCAATCACAAGCTGAAGCATTTACTGTATTGCGTGATTTGGCTGCTATCTACCGAGGCATGACTTACTGGGGCAATAATCAACTTCGCACCATGGCGGATATGCCACGTGATGTGGACTATATATTTACGCGTGCCAACGTCATAGATGGCCGATTCACCTACGGCGGCGGCTCTGAGAAGAAGCGTTACACAACAGCCATGGTTAGCTGGAGTGACCCTGCAAACAACTTCCAGGATGCAATCGAGGCCGTATCGGATAATGACCTGGTTCGTCGATATGGCATCAACCAGATTGATATGACGGCAATTGGTTGTATCAGACAGACTGAAGCCAATCGCCGTGGCCGCTGGGCATTATTGACCAACAGCAAAGACCGGATAGTAAATTTCAATGTGGGGCTTGATGGTGCCATTCCTTTGCCCGGTCATATTATTGGTGTTGCCGATGAGATGTTGTCTGGCCGGAAGATGGGTGGGCGCATTAGCTCAGCGTCTGGCCGCAATATCACACTTGATCGCGTGGCTGATGTAAAAGCTGGCGACCGGTTACTAGTTAACTTACCAAGTGGCGTGGCTCAGGGCAGAACGGTACAAACGGTAAATGGGAAGATAGTCACTGTTACTACGGCTTACAGTGAAACACTAGCAGCGGAAAGCGGCTGGTCTATTGATGCGGATGATTTAGCCATTCAGCAATATCGGGTTACCGGTATTTCTGATAATGACGATAACACTTACTCAATTTCTGCTGTGCAGCATGATCCTGACAAATATGAGCGAATCGATACGGGTGCTCGCATTGATGAACGGCCTATCAGCGTAATTCCGCCGGGTGTTCAACCTCCACCAACGAATGTGGTCATCGATAGTTTCTCCGCGCTCTCACAAGGACTCGCAGTAACCACCTTGCGTGTTACGTGGGAGCCAGCAGCCAGTGCAATAGCATACGAAGCAGAGTGGCGACGCGATAACGGAAATTGGATATCAGCACCACGGACATCGGCACAAGGCTTCCAGGTCGAGGGGATATACGCTGGGCAATATCAGGCTCGCGTCCGTGCTATTAACCCCTCAGAGATATCCAGTGTCTGGGCGAATGCGCAGGGAACCACATTAAACGGCAAAGAGGGAAACCCTCCAATGCCAGTTGGATTTGCAACTACAGGCATTCTCTTTGGCATCACTCTGAATTGGGGTTATCCAGAAGGAGCCGAAGATGCGTTAAAAACCGAGATTGAATATAGCCTGTCTGCCGATGGCACTGACGCCATGCTGTTGAGTGATGTACCGCATCCGCAACGAAACTACACCATGCAGGGATTAAGGGCGGGGCAAGTGTTTTGGTTCCGCGCACGGATCGTGGATAAATCCGGTAATCAGTCGCCGTGGATAGATTGGGTTCGTGGCATGTCGAGTACCGACACGAGCGCTATTCTCGAAGCTATTGGTGATGACTTCATCAGTAACACTGTGGCGGGACAGCAGTTATTTAATAATGATTTCATGAATGCTGAGGCGAATCTGGAGAACGCTGTCGCGAATGATGCGGGTATCGTGCAGCAATGGGCGCAATACGGAGAGAATAAAGCCGGTGTTATCCACTTAACGACCACTGTCGCTGATGCTGAACGGGCATTCGCTGAGTTTGAAACATTGGTAACCGCGACTTTTGAAGATCAAACTGCTGCTATTGATGAAAAGTTAACAGCAGTGGTTGATAGTGACGGGGCAAGTGCTACTTACAGCCTACGGGCGGGTATTAACTATAACGGCCAGCTTGTTAATGCAGGGATGGTCATTGGTGCTGAGTTTATTAATGGGGTGGCTAAATCTTCAATCGGGTTTAATGCTGATCAATTTATATTACTCTCCGGCCCTGCTGGTAATGTTTCATCACCATTCGCTGTCGTCAACGGTCAGACATTTATCAATGATGCTTATATTGCTAAAGCATCTATTGGCCGAGGGAAAATAACAGACACGTTGGAATCTGATAATTTCGCACCATCATCTACAGGCTTAAAAATTGATTTCAAAAATGGAACGATTGAACAGAATGGCTATGTACCTGGTGAGGGGCGTAAATTTAGTTCAAATCTTCGTGAAGTTGTTTATAACGAAAGAAATGAAGTCGTCGTCGTTATTGGGAAAAAACTGGAGTTATAAATATGTCTAAATGGGGCGCTCAATTATTTATGCCTGGCGGTACATTTGATGTGATTAATGCGTTTCTCCCAGCTTATATGATGGATTATTTTATTGGGAACAATAGCGGCTCACGATCGTATACCGTGCCTGCTGGAAAAAGCCTTCGGGCTAAAGCTTATTTCACGACAGCGGGGTCATTTGCAACAGAAGCAGTCGTGTCTGTCTCTGGTGGAACTGTCTCGTGGTCAAACGCCGCGGGTAACTCAATAATCGTGTGGGTAGTGTAATGGACGGCTTTGGCATGCAAATAACGCGTGATGATGGGGTGATATTTGCCTCCCCTGAGTTTACGCCCACAGTATTAGTGCAGGTGATGGACAGGACGGCAGACTACACCGGCGATGTATCAGCCCAGCATTATTACGAAACTATCGTCCCGAACGCTAAAAAGTGTTTCATTTTCCATAAGATACTGTCAACTGGGAGCCAGCAAGGCGCTAGCGGTGGCGTTCTTCACTACGCCGAACAAGGCCCGAATGGTTTTTGGCGGGTACACACTACCGCGGGTACAGCGGGATTAGTTCACACCATCCGATTTTATGTGTTCTCAGAATTTGTAGCCAACATCCCAGAGTGGGGGATTTACTTCTACAAGGACGGGCAGCTCGTTTATACGGGTAATTGCCTACCGCTAGAGATCAAGTTTTGGGAACGCCCACAGTTAACGACGCCTGCACCCACAATGCCATGTGCCACAATTTGTTCAGTAGCAAGGCAGCTAACTCAAGGTATTCCTGGGACAAACCCACCGACCGCAATTATTTTTCTGTTTTGCTTCACAGGTTTTTCGTCCGGCATTATTACCCCAGTGTTCAGGCAAATTTCCCAGAGCGCGGGTGGCGGCTCCGTAGATGGATTTTCTAAAGGTTGCGCTTATATAGAAACATCTCTGTATGACCAGTACTACAAAGCCTCACTCGGCTATGCCTAACAAATAACTTAATAGGAATACAATTATGTCTTGGTATGAGGCAGGAACAGTCACGTCCGTAGCTGGGACAAATGTGATTACTGGCGTTGGTACGCTATGGAATAACCCAATATTTGGAATTGCTTCAGGGCAGATGATATTTATTCCAGGTTCTGGGCAGGTTGTAATATATGAAATACTTGCTGTCGATAGCGATACTAAAATAAGAGTAACAAAGAATTTAACATCAGCAATTACCAATTCTGAATATGCAATTGTCACGACTGTATCAAATTCAATGTCTGACTTGGCGCGTAGAACAGCCGTGCAATTGGCTTTATATCAGAAGTTATTAGAAGACTGGCAAGATATAACCACTGGTACAGGCGATGTCACCATTATTGCACCTGATGGTTCCACTGTGGTTATTCCATCTTTGAGCGATCTGACTGCATGGGTTAATGACTCGAAAACGTGGTTTGATGATAACAGGGAGCTGATAGAGAACGCCGGAGAGGCGGTGGCTGGGGCGGAAACGGCACGAGATGAAGCGGTCGCGGCAAAGACAGCGGCCCAGTCAGCAGAAGCGGCAGCGGAAGGTTCTGCAACATCGGCTTCTGGTTCCGCTACGACAGCCAGCGATGCTGCTGCGGCGGCGACAGATTCGGCATCGATTGCATCTGAGGCTGCAACAATAGCTACACAAAGCAAAGATGGGGCAGTTACTGCCAGAGATGAAGCGGAACAATTTGCTGAAAGCGTTAACCCCGATTTACTTATGCATACTACAGGCGGCACATTTACAGGGCCGGTAATATTAGCCGGTGACGCCACAGATCCGAAAGGTGCAGTCACTAAGCAACAGTTAGACGAAAAGCCAGCTGGCGGTTTACCGCTACTGTTCAGTTGGTGGGAAGATAACCGCACACACATCCCAGAGGGAACGGCCCCGCGCGATGGACAAGAACTTAGCAGGGCTTTATTTCCAGATGCATGGGCGGCGGCTCAAGTTAAGGGCATTGTAATTACAGAGGCTGAATGGCAAGCAGACCCACTCAAAAGAATGAAGTGGTCAAGCGGCAACGGCACTACAACATTTAGGCTGCCCGATGAGAACGGTAAATCCCCCGGTAGTGTGGGTGCGCCTGTCCGGCGTGGTGATGGCGCTAAATCAAATGGTGTTACCGGCACTATTCAGATGGATGCTATCAGGGAGATAACTGGTAGATTCTCGGTATATACGACGACGGGAGCAGACGAAACGGCAGGGGTATTCAGCCAGGCAGATTCCACATTGACAGGTGGTAATGCGGCCTCAGCGGGCGGTAAGCGCCCTATGTATACTTTCAGGGCGTCCCAAGCCCCCGGAGTTCTTGTTGCCGAAGAAAATAGAATGCTCAACGCAACGGGTTGTTATGTTATTAAACTTGCTGGAGCTGCATTCAATGAAGGCCAAATAAATGCGCTGGAGCTGGCGACTGAAATAACATTGCTGACAACTCGTGTAACAACGTTAGAAACACACCAAAAAATCGCCGTTCTATACCCCGGAGGTACTGCTGCGGTTCCGGGTACAATAGCAGCCAATCAGGTGATAAGTGTGACCAACCCATTCCCGGGTAGATTAGTGGCTGTACGCGCAGAAGTTTATTACAACGCCTGGGGTGAAGCTGGTTGGGAAGGTAATACTGGCTCAGGTAGCCCTGTGACGTATGGGGTTAAGGCAGTATCAAAGAACGCAGATATTGCAGTGGTGTCCGGGACGGCTGCGCCCATGGGGCAGAGTAATTTACTAGGTAACGCATTAGGATTAGCTGCCAATACAATAAACCCAATAGCATATCGTGTAATTATTTGGACAATCGACTGAGGTAACTATGGTTATTTACGCGATACCCGGTGAATCCACCGAAAATATTTCCTACATCGAACCTTTTGTTTTGCCAGATAGCTACGTCATCATGTCCGGCCCCCGACCCGATCCTACTTACTACGCAGATGAAAATGGCGAATGGTTACCTGGCCCCGCGCCGCGCGTTCTGCAACAGATGATTATTGAAGTCACGCAAAAGCAAACGGCTATTTTATCTCACGCATCGGACATCATTGCTGCTATTACTGATGAGATTGAGGGGCTGCTGGATAGTGAAGAAGATGTGCCAGATAAACTGCGATCTGATTTGAAAGCGTGGAAGCAATACCGTATTGCAGTGAAAAACATTGATGTTTCTCTTGCGCCGAATATTGAGTGGCCGAATCAACCGGAATAAATCTTCGTAGCAGATCCAGTCTCTTAGCCGAAATCATAAAAATCCCACTTCCCAATAATATCCTCAATCAATAAGCTGTATATCCATCCAGTTGTTTTGAGGTGAATGTATGGTTAGTAAATTTACGTCTCCGGCCGCGGACTACGTTGAGAAGCGTATCTGTGTGAGCGATGTGTGCGGTACTGATAGTCCAACAGTACGCATTGCTGTATCAGACCGGCCACATGGGCCAGGTATATTTGTCGGGTCACTGCTTGTTATTGACTCAGCAATAAAGCCGGTTCATGGGAATATCATTGCGGTGCTAATCAACAGTGAGTTCTTCATCAAGAGATTGTCACTGTATCCACGGCGTGGATTGGTGAGCCTATTCGATGAAAAGGACTTTATCGCATTGAGTGATCGATATCTTGAGGATACGGAGGTTGTAGTCGAGGGAGTCGTAACCTGGTCGATTAACGATACCAGGACAGATGTGTTTGATGATAGACCGTGTATGTGA